AAGTGCCCGATCCTGCAAACCGCGAGGAATGCAAGCGCAACTTGTGCTCTGGATTAGCTATTATCGGAACACCTTGCATCAAGAAAATGAGCAAGGTTCCTAAGATTCCCGAGAAAACTCAGGAGGAGTTGCGTCATTATAAGGAGAAACTGGAGCTTGCCTTGGAAAGGACAAGATATCTCGAAAGAGAGAAAGAAACGTTTTTGGAAACAATCTCTGACCAGAGTCGGTCGGTAGATTCAGATTACGAAACGCTTCACAAGCCTAACGAAGTAACCTTTAAGGAAACGGGTTTTCAGAAGAAGGGCCAGGACGGGGGCCCGAAGAAAATGCTCGTCAGGCGACCACAAGCCAAACCAGTCCAACCTGGGGAGATTGTACAAGGTCCGGAACCGACACCGGGCTTCAAGGCGAAATCCCTCCCTTACAACAAGGCAGCGTTGGACTTGGCTTATCGCGACAACAATCCTGGGAGGACAATACAGGATGCACGGAACGAATTGAAAACAATCAAGGAGTCCCGCCAGCCCTTGCCCTCCTCTACCGGCTCTGTGGCTTCCAAGAATGGGAAGAAGAAACAGAGCACACAATCTGCGGAAGCGATGGAACAGCGTATTTCTCGTTTGGAGGATGCGTTGAATACTATCGCCCAGAGCGTAGCAAAACTCATAGTGACTGGTACAACCGAGTCCAACAGTGGGGTGAAAACTGTGCAGGAATCCGGGAGAATTATTCGACCGGGCTCTCCCACTTTTCTAACCCCCCGACCGTAGGAAGATTTGAGGAAGCCAGTTACCGTGCTCACACTGCCCTCATTGTTAGGCCTACCGTCGATTACGATCAACGTGTCACCGATACAATTGAGAAAATGGTTTCAATTTACCCGCACACGGAATTTCCGACAGAAATTTTACCGGATGAATATCGAGAACCTCGGGACGTGTCCTTGCCAATTGACTATTACTGTGCTGAAACGACAGATCGCTCAATTAGACCACCTGTCAAGATGGATGGTCTCAAACTTGCAGCGGCATCAATGTCACTCAGCAGCACTCCAGGTTTCCCTTGGGGAAATCTCGGTG